ATTAGTTCTATAAATACGTCCACAAGTAACACTTGCTAAAGCTAATGCACCTATGAGTGATAACTCTGGCTGTGGCACTTGTGCTATCTCTTCACAAAACTTAAACATATCTTTTAAAAGTCCTGGTGGGTTGAATAAGTCTTTAGGTTTCTGTATGCTTTCTGAAGCTTGAATGAACAATGGTGCTATCCTGTTCTTTCTATCGTGAGTGTTTTTGACGCTCTCTACAACGCTATCTATCTCTGTTTGTGGCAATGGTGGATTGTTATTTTTATTCCAGTTCTGCAAAAATATTTTTACAAATTGTATATTTACGTTCTTTGATATTAAGTATCCAGCTATTCTAGCAGCTCCATCATTCCTAGATCCTTCCATAACACCATCAAGTGAGAATGGTGCAGTTTGTACTCCTGTATCTGTTTTTGGAACCCCCGTAATTTTTTGAAACTCAACTTCTGTAAAGTCTGGTAAATCATTATGGTCATGTATTTTCCAATCTGGAAAAGTAATTGGTTTATAAACTTGTCCGTTGGCGTGCCTGTTATATGGTGCAATGATTAATCCACCCATACCTCTAATATCTATTAATCTCTCTATGGGAGTTTCAGCAGTTCTTCTGGTTGCAAAAGTAGTATAGTTTTGTGGATTGTTATAATAGTAATGCATACCTTTACCAGTTATAACTTTAAATGGACAAGCAGGCATATTTTTTTCTACCCAGTCCATAGCCTCTGGAGAATCTGCATCGACAACAACAAATTTACCGCAAACAAGTGCAACTTGTAAGTTATCTCTGCCCTTAAACCATGACTCTACAAGGGTTCTATCAGGCCTTACTTCTTTGTATTGTTCCCAACTACCTAGAAAAGATGGTGGTTTTTTGTTAGATCTTTGTAAAGGAACTACATTATAACCATCGTCATAATAGGCAAGAGCTTGCTCTAAGGATGTATCATCCTCAGTAATGTTAAGCTGAAACACACTAAGCTTCTTGTGCTATATCATTTACTGATCCAAAGATGCATTCAAAATCTAATCTGCCATCAGTAGCTTTTATAATTTGTTTGGCTTGATTTATAGTTGGCTGCCTATAACCATATCTCCATGACTTACATGAAGCCTCCGAACAACCAAAATCCTCTGCAGCTTTTTTCTGTCCTAGAAATTCAATGTATTCTTTTAAAGTGTATCTTTTTACTACTCTATCAGTGTGATTAGGTTTTACTCCAAGTGTTTCAAATTCTTTTAATTTTTGCGATGATAGCGACTTCATTCTATGATAATAGTTAGCTTGCCATACTAAATTTTCTTTGTTGGTATCTTCCATGTTTTTCTCCTCGTAACTTTTATTTGAAAAATATTCACATATTGTAGATAAGTAGTATATAATATGCAAGTTAATTTTTATTTAAAGGAGATAGAGAATGGAATTATCAAGTAGAATAGTATCTCCGCAAAAGTTAGTACAGGATCAAGGTGCAAAAATCTTGGTGTATGGAATGGCTGGAGCGGGTAAAACAACATTAGCCAAAACTTGTCCAGGCAAGGTACTTGTTATAAGTGCTGAAGCTGGATTGTTATCTATTAAAGATGCAAGCAATGTAGAGGCTATTGAAGTAAAAGAAGCAGCAGAAGTTATGGAACTTCATGATGCTTTGAAGTCTGGTAAATTACAATATGACACAGTGTGCTTAGATTCAGTATCTGAAATAAGCGAGATCTTATTAACATGGGAGAAATCTCGTAGCAAAGATCCACGTATGGCATATGGTAATGTACAAGAATCTGTAACAAATTTAATGCGTGCTTTTAGAGATCTAAATATGCACGTTTTGTTCTTATGTAAAGAAGATGTGGTAAATGATGATGGCGTACTTAGACACGCACCAAAAATGGTTGGTACTAAGTTAGGCGAATCAATTACATATTTTTTTGATGAGGTTCTTGCTTTACGCATCATTGAAGATCAAGATGAAGACGGCAAGAATATCCAAAACAGATGGTTGCAAACCGTCTATGGACAAGGTTATAAAGCAAAGGATCGTAGTGGCAAACTAGAAAACTTTGAAAAACCTGATATAACTGCTCTAATTGAAAAGTTAGGGTTTTCATTAACTAACGACAATATGGGAGGAGAAAATGTCTGATTTTGGTGATGTAGAATTTTTTGATAACTTAGAGGAAATGTCATCTGGTGGCTTACCTTTAGCACCAGATGGTGAACACAATGCGACAATTATTGCCACGGATAAACATAAATCCAAGGCTGGTAACTGGACTTTAAAAGTAACATACCAAATTGATGGTGGTAAATACAAAGATCATAATGAATGGTACAACTTATGGAGTACAGATGAGAAAAACAAGCGTATAAGCACGGAGATATTTACCAGGCTTACTAAAGCTGTTGGCTTTAAAAAGTATCCAGAGAATCATGGTGATTTTGTGGGTAAAAAACTAATACTTAAAACTGAACAAATTGATGATCAGTTTGAAGGTGATAACGGTGTAGTGAATACTAAGAAGACTAAAATCAGATTATATTTACCAGAGGCTGATTCAGATATGAATCCACCTAAAGAAGCTGTACCGCCTTTCTAATATTGGTTTATAAATTAAGGGGCTTTGTGCCCCTTTTTTTGTGCCTCTAAAATTAACAAAAACAACTCATCTTGCAATCGTTGTGTTCTTTCTTTTGCTTTTTTTAGATCTCTTTTGGTTTGTTTTATTTGTTCTGATAAATTCATTTTTTATCCTGCATATACGCATATATAGTTAAAAGTAAAAGACCTATCACAGCATAAAAACTAAGATCCATCATCTGTTCTCCATTTTGTTTCTTAGCCTGGTTAGATACCATATAGCTTTATCTATATCTTGGATATTTGCATCTTTATAATCAGATCTCCAGATATATTTTATAGCTGCTGCTTTACAGTAACCAACAAACTGTTCAAAGGTTAAAGCTGACTCTATTGCATCAATACATTCAATAGGGCCTTTTTTATAGTGTGGCGGGTGGTTTACATTATCTGTCATTTTGTTTCTCCTTCTTTGTAGACTTTTCTTCCCATACGTTTTTAAGTTTAGTTATGTCTGTTGTTTCTTCTCTATAAAAGTTACCAGTATCTAGCTCAACAACGTTAGGGCTGTTGTATATAGTTGCTTGTTTGCCACCATTCCAGACTACTTTGTTGTATTCTTCTAAGTAATCACTTAAGAAGTTCCAACCTATTTCCATATCGGTATGGTTCATCTTAAATACTTTACTTGCATACGGTGGTTTCTTTTCTTGTGCAATAAATGCAAAGTCATGCACCTGGAAACCAGCTTGCTCAAAACCACGCTTATACCAAGCAGCTTGTAGATCATACGAGTACCGCCTTACCGAATTGGTAAAACCCCTGACGGAACAATCACTCGTTGTTTTATAATCTACAAGCACTATGGCATTTTCCCCATGTGGTTTATCAAATGGGTTCAAAACTACATCTGCTCTTGTCTTACACAATAAATCTTGCTCATACCAAAATATAGACACCTCGTAGGGTGAATCAAAAGTGCTAGGATACTCTTTATCTGGATTTAGATAAGCTCTCGCCTCCGTTACCAAGCTGTTTTGCATACTATATATGGTATCTTTGTCCTTTTCATTAATAACAATAAGACCTTTATCAAGACTTTCTTTCTTAAGAGCTTTGTTAGTATTGGTGTATGGAGATCCAGTTATAGTAACTACATCACTAAAAAATGCTCCCTCACCCTCTACAATTAATGAATGTGCCGCAGATCCAAAGTTCATAGCTGGTGTCTGCTCTATAACTTCTTCTAAAGCGTGTAATTGACTTTGACTAAATCTTCTTATGTGTGAAGAAGATATGCCTGGCCCATTATGATAAAAGTTATTATCCATGTTAGGAAAGTAATAAGCATCGCCTACCTTTTTATGTGGTAGATCCTCTAACATATCTGGTAACTTACTCATGATGCCTCCTTTAACATTTTGATGATTTTTTTTCTAAGCATTGGCTCGAAAGCCTCAACAAAATCGTTACTATATTTAGTTTTACCGCCATATGCACCTCTCAATTTTAATTCAGGGTCATTAGCTTTACCTCTCATAGAACTAGAAATAGCGTGTAAAGTATCGACAACCAGAGCATCAACCAATTTTTTGGTTACGTCTAGTTTTTGTACTTTTATTAGTTCATCTAACATCTGATTTATACTTTGTTTTTTTACTGTGTCTTTTTCACATCCACATTTGTCTGTCATAAGGCCTCCTTGTCTACAGTTACTTTAGATAGATCATCTACAATAGACTGTAGTTCTTTGATAGCAACACCACACTGCCAAATAGCAATATTGAGCCTGTCTTGTTTTTGTTGTAATTCATAGTCCTCTTTTGAGGGATTTGTGTAACTGATTACTTCGTCAATAATAGCAGTTACGTCTAATTTAGGTTTTTTCATTTTACTTCTCCAAATAAATGAGTTTGTATTATTGCACTAACTAATGTATGATGTCAACCATAAGTAACCAATTTTTATTTATGAGGAGTAAGATATGGGAAGATCAAATGATTTGTATATGATGATGCGTTTATCGTATGAACAAGCTACAGATGATTACAACAACAAAAAAACAGATTCAATAGTAAATGCTTACAGTAAGTATTACAAAGAGAACGTTGGTATGACCTGTTATGATCCGCAAGGAGATATTATAAATTTTTATGATGAAGATAACAGCCAGGAGTGTTCATTATGATTGAGTTTTTATTTTGGTTTTTTTTAGCAATAATAGGCATACCAGCCTTGTTTATTGTTTTGTTTGATAGAATATGAACAGCGTTACTGAATTAAAAAAAGTTAAATGCAGTATATGTAATGGTTACATAAAACCATTAAAGAATGATGACGGAGAGGTTGTTTGGGAGCATGGAAACAATGCTGAACCTGTAAACTCAGGCCGTTGTTGTGATGATTGTAATTGGACAAAGGTAATACCAGCTAGGCTATTACAGATGGAGAAGTAGCGGTATCATGAATTATCGTGTTATGATGCGGAATGCCAAAGATTGTACAAATCAAAGACAAGATGGGCAAACCCACATTACAGGAAGTTATTTCCAGACTAGATGCTATGTTCGACAACATGGTTTATCGGGGTGAAGATCGTTTGAATATTATCCTGGCAAGCTTAAGTTTTTGTATCGCACAAGTAAGCACAGAGTTTGAAGATAAAGAGGTTGCTAGGTTAGTTGATGAACTTTTAGCTCAATATATTGACAAATCTGCCAAGAAATAGATTTTTGTCTATTATTGTCATATTGTCATGACAGCTAAAAACATGATAAGAATGCGGGTTTCAGGATTATTGTATTTTTTTCATTTTTGTCATAAGAGAATAACAAAACTTAGTTAAATAAATAAGAAAATACTTGACTAGATCTACTCTCTTCAAGTATGCTCTCAATACACTTTAGGGTAAAGTGGGGGTAGGTATTAATAAAACTTACCTCTGCTCTAATATGCAAAACATGGGATATAGAAAGAATAAACTTGAATATGAACCTATTATTTCTTCAGAAGAAGAAGCTCCCATAGAATATTGCAATCTCGATAACTCCCTCAACAGACGACAACGCAACTTTATTTGGATTGCAGTCAATAATCCTCGTTTATCTTTAGTAGAGTGTGCTCACAAAGCTGGTTATACAAGTCCTCGTCAAATGGCCAATAAACTCATGAACAAGCCTATTATTCGTAAGGAATATAATTATCTTATGAACCAGGCGAAGAAGAAGTATGAGCTTAATTATGATCGGGCTGTGCAAGATTTATATGATATTCGGGACAAGGCTATTGAGTCGGGTTCATTTAATGCTGCAATATCTGCCCAAAACTCACTGCTAAAAGTCGGGGGTTTAATTGTTGATCGTAAAGAAGTAATGTTCGGGAAAGTTGACCAAATGAGTCGGGAAGAAGTTGAAAACAGATTAAAACAGCTCATGGGTAGTGTTGTTGAGGCTAGTATAGAAAATAAAGTTGACGACCTGGATCTACCAGAAGTAGAAGTTGATGAGGATAAAGATGCCAAAGAAGAACATAATTAAAGCTGTTATGTATGTGGAAGAAGATCCAATTACTATGCCTTACGACAAATTAGATAAGTTATTTAGGGCGAGATGTAAGAAAGGAAAGATAAATCATTATTCTGTAGTTTCATATCCAAAGAAAGTTAAAAAGGCATAACTAATTATTGGAGGAGATGAGAAGTAAAATATAAAATCAGACTATGCCTTAATCGGAATATAACAAATTACTTCTAATTGTTCAAGAAAATATCTAAAGCCTTGAATAAGCTCTTGTTAGATCTAAACCAAGCTGACTTGATGTGTCGATTGTTTTGATAGACCAAATAACCAACAGTAAAGCCGACTTCATCAATATTTGGGTATCGTTGTAAGTCATGCTCTAGTGCATTAAATGGTACTATTTTAATGTAATATTTATTTATTGTTTGGCTCATTGGGGTTAGAAAATATATACATTAAGACTAAAACGACACAAGAAAATATAAATAGGCTACTCATTTTCTTTTGAGTTTGACTTCAAAAGTATAATCATCATTATTAATAATATCCTGCACTTTTTTCAATGCATGGTCGTGGTTGTATGCATAAGTTTGAACACACAATATATCTTTTTTTGTGCCTACATATACATTATAAGTTTGTATATCATGTTTCATCTGACACCTCCTATCGTGCTCTAAATATATAAAATAAACACTTTAAACGCCAATCGGATAAGTGGCGTAAGTGTTTTGGTATTTTAGTTCGGTCTATTGTTGTCATTAGCTTTTCTCCTCTAGTAGTATTTCTAAATCGTTATCAAAGTTTTTATTATGGTTTTCAATAGCTTTTTTAATATCCCTTAATAACCAAGATATTTCCCCTGCAGATTTTGATCTTCTTTTTTCTTGATGTTCTGCGTATGCAATTCTATCTTTAGTGTTGTGATAGACTGCTATTTTTTCAGCGTATTTCAATGGTAAATCATAAACGTTACCATGTTTTTTCCTACTCCCTCTCCCTCTAGCCTTAAATTCATAGCGTTCTTTATTAGCACATTGTAATAAAAATTCTAATACTTCATGCCCGTTAGTTAGTGGTTTTTCTAGTTTTTCTGTTGGTATATCAAAAGTGTTAGTCCTAATATGTTTAAATTTATTTTTTTCTTTAAATTTATATTTCATTATGCTGACTCCTTTTCTAGTGTAGCCAAAACAGACCATAAAGGTTGTAAGTCATTTTCAGTAATTCCAACATGAATGATTTTATAATCAGAGTCATAAGATACTTTATGTTTTGCTACATACCATTGATTGTTTTTAAATAGATAGATCCATTCAATGTCGAACTGCACATCATTATAAAATGTGTGTGCTGAATGATATGTTAATGGTGGCTCTATATTTGCCCTATCATCTAAACTTTCTTTAATGGTAGGTTTAAGACAAGATAGATAACCTTGATTGGCTAATTGTTCTGCTTTCTTTTGGTTGTTGTAATGTTGATTTAACATTACTCCGTTATGTTCTGGGTATCCGTCCCAATGACAGTATGTTACTACGACTTGCCCGTTTGCTCGCTGATATGCGATATTACTTCTCGTTCCCATTTGTTATACCTCCTATAGTATTTATTATGGTTATCCAGCGTGAGTAAAACCTATGGTCACTTCCTGTTGGTAAATCCTAAACGGTCAGGCAGTTTCAAGAACTGATTAATTACTACCACTCTGAAGTTCTACTCACTCTTTAATGATACTCTTGTTAAAATAATTGTCAACTATTTGTATCCAATTAATATTATAAAGATTATTTATATGGCTAGATGTTGGGGATTAATCGCATCTTCCCCCTCGTTCGTTCAAGCTCGTAAATAAAATCATACACACATTTAGATCCAATCGGGTCGGGTCGGGATTGTCGGGAATATGTTTCGGGTCGGGTCGGGGAATACCCTTAACACAATATAACACACCAGACACATGAGCAGGAAAGAACATTTTGTATATTGCTGTCGTCTGGGTTGCCTAGCTCTATCTATATCTATTAAAAATAAATTAAAATAAGTGTTGCAATTTGTATCTACTATGTTATATTAGATGTTCATTTACATTAAATAGGAGAAGTAATATGAAACAGATAAGAAAATTTGAACAAGACTCTATAGTTAATCAGATTATGGAAGGTGTTCATGAAAGACTTGATACCAAGATAGAAAAAGCGAAGAAGTCTAAAGACTACAAAGCTTGCGAGAAACTTGCTGATGTTGTTGTTAAGCTACAGAAAGAAATTGAAGTTGCTAACCAAAAAAGGTCTGATGCTTTAAATCGTGTTAATGAGGCTATTAAGAACTATAACGAATTTAACACAGATAAATTGATTGGGTTGTGTTCTATGAATGATTATAATAAAAGCACTTTAGGTTTCTATAGAAATGATTGGAAGATAAAACAACAAGTATCTGACAAATTAGCTATCGCATTACTAGAGCCAAACGCACAGGAAAGAATCAAAGAAATTATTATGGCTATTGCGAGTGAGGTTTCTTAAATAAAAACTCCCCCCCAATGAGTTAAGCCCGTTCATTCGGGCTTTTTTATGTCGGGAGTTCGGGATTTCAGGTTTGTTGCCAAACACAGATAAACACACAATAAAGTAAACACAGTTAGATCCAGGAGGCCGTTGCCAGGTCGTAATGATCAACCACTTGATAGTTTCATAATTCAAAAGCAGGAAGATACAATAGAACGATTTGTTAAAGCTGTTGAAAATTGCGAGTAAGTTCAATGCCCGATCATTCGGGCTTTTTCATTCGGGTCGGGGGTTTTGTTTACTTGTTGAGGGCAAGGCAGTAAACACACAATAACCGTATAATAGATCCAGGAGATCTGGTAGATCTACCAGGACCAGATGAAAAAAAGTTGTTGACAAAATGTATCCAATATGAAACAATAAACTTTTACAAATTAGGAGAAGTAAATGGAATATAAAACAGATAAAGAAAGAGCGAAAGCATTTTTAAAAGATTGGTTTCCCAAAGGGAGCACGGCACACACGACAGTTGTTCATGTTGCAAGGTCTGGGATGAGTAGACACATAAAAGTATTTGCTATCTCGGGAGAACGAATACAGAATATTAGCTATCATGTTGCTAAATTATTAGATTGGCGTTTCACAAACAAAGAGGCCGTGTTTGTCGGTGGTTGTGGAATGGACATGGGTTTTCACTTAATATACACACTGTCAAGTAAATTATATGATGACGGCTATGCAATAAAGCAATCGTGGGTATAATGGATCTATTTACAATATCAATTGTTGTACTGGTGGTGGTGTTCCTAATGTCGGGTCGGGTGTAAAGTAGCTTTCATGTCTAACTCAACAGCCACCACCACTACTTCACACAAAAAGAAGTCAAAGAGATCTACCAGGTTATATCAGGGAGGAACTCCTTTTAAAATATTGGGCAGAAGAAATGAGTTTAATGGATTTAGACCAGGCGATAAAAACTATAAAGGCAGCGATAACCCAAGATGGAAAGATTAACTAAATCATTCGGGTATGTCGGGTACTGCCACTTAGGTAAGGCTCGGGTTTGGTCAAGTTCATTAACACAGTGTACTAATGAGGCCAGAGCTTTTATCCAGGAGAACCCAAGATACTTAACCAGAAAAGGTTTGTTTATTTATGAACTAATAAAAGGTGAAGAAAGAAAGTTTCATAAAAGAGTTGACAAAATGTAACCAATTGCTATAATTAGCTTATCTTTTAAACAAAACCATTAGGAGGTTATTATGAAGATAGAAATAAATTTATATGATGAAACAGGTGAAAGGGTCGTTGGCAAAGCCATAGAGACTGATTGCCAAAGTCTCATCATCAATGGCATTCATGTTATTCAAGCAGGTGGCGTTCATGCTGAGATGAGACAGCTAGAATCTGATGAAATACCAGTAAGTGCTGAAGAGTACACAATGCAATAGAAAATAATCGGAGGATCAAGGGAGCAATACGCTCCCTTTTTTTATGGGTCGGAGTCCCATCAGGACACAAAATCCAGTCGGTCGAGGTGTCCTTCGGGCTGGGGGGGACACAAATGAGGGTGCAAGTATATATAGAGACACAGGGGTAATAACAAACACAAACAAAACATATATTTAACACAATGCTAGTAATTTTTATATTTTTTCTGATACAATCAGATTTTAACTACGAGGTACCACATGGACGAAGATATGATGGGTATGCAGGTTAATCCAGTAATGACACCTGAACAACCAATGATGCAAGGGACTCCTGCCCCCCAACAAATGCCAGGTCAAATGCAGTCTGAATTAGATGAAATATCAAGCTCTGATCGAGAAGAGGCTAAACAAGCCCTCATGCAAATTGTAAAAATTCTACAACAAATGGTATCTCAAGGTGCATCTGATGAAGAAATCCAAGCTTTTCTACAACAAGTAGGCTTAACTATGGAAGAACTACAGACCGCTAGGGAGATGTTTGGTATATGAGTTTAGCAAGAAAAGCGTTTGAAAAAGCTGGTGAATTAGGCAGAAGAGTTCTAGGTACTAATAGAGGTGCTAGAAATAAAGAACTATTACCAGCAGATTTAAGATACAGAAGAGACATTCCATTTACCCGCCCCATATTACCAAATCCAGCTAGTAAAGCAATTCCAACAGGAGCCGTACCGATTAAATACAAAATAATTAGAGATTTGCTCAATCCAAACACATTGCTTGCTGGCACAGGAATAGCTGGTACTTATAAATTATCAACAACAGATCCTAATGATTTAGGTAGAGAAATGGCAAAAATGAATATGACCTTGCAACAAGGTTTTGATACAGTGCGTCAAAAAGCTATAGATATAGCTGAAATGCCACAAATTTACTTTATGGAAGTAGAAAAAGGGTATAAAGATGAAATGCAAAGACAACAAGAAATGCAGAACATAGAAGAGTTTGGTTCTCCTGTAGAGCCAATAGCTCTACCACCTGAAGAAGAAGGTTTAAAACCAGTATCTGTCTTTATGGCAAATGGCGGTCCTCTTGATATGTCCGACAATGAACCTAGATTTGAAGATAGATCTCCTGAAAACCAAATGTTTTCTATTGATACTGCAATTAAAAACCTTATGACTGAATACCAGATGGTAGTTCGTAATAACGAATTTCAAAGAGCACAAATGATTGCTGACCAGATTGACCAATTACAACAGCAAAAGATTGATATACAGTCTCAAAATGTTGAACAAATTGCTCCTTTAGCTCTTCCTTCTCTTC